GGCATAGAGCAAACTCATTGTGGGTATTTAAAAACACAGAGTATGGGGGTTGGGCTTGGTTAAGGTAATCGGTCTTTTGAAGTCTCTGGTGAGGCGCCGTTTTCACGGTTCGATATTGATCAAGTTCAGGGACGGGGTAATTACGAAGTGCGAGCAGACGGAGAGTATAGACGTGAGGGAGTGATGGACATTAGCCTTGAAAGGAAGTTTCTCTATCATCTTCGGCCCGAGGGGGCTAATCATTACAAATGTGTTGATATTGGGGTCAACGCTCTTACTTTGGCAGAAGTAATCAGCAAGAAATGCCCTGATGGCCGTGAAAAGTCTTTGGCCCTGACGAAGTTAGAAGAGGCTGTTATGTGGGCCAATGAGAGCATAGCGCGGAACACTTAAGGCAATGATATAGGACGCACTTCATAATTAACCAGTGCGGAAGAACCGGACCGGTGGGTATTTAGATACCTGCCGGTTTTTTTTATTTTGGGGAATTGAGATGGCAAAGAAGATTGAGGGGACGTTAGCGGATAATATCAAGCGTTACAGCAAGCGTGATCACGCGAAGATACGGCGGTATTTGACGCGAGTGGTGGATGGTAAGGAGCATGATGTTCGTCTTGTTGTAGGCAAGCGGATACACAAGTTTGAGTGTGAGACTTGCCACGGGAAGTTTCAGGAGGGCGATGTTCTTTTTGAGATAGTAGGGGGGAGCGTAATATGCCGTGTTCCTTTGCCGGGGAATGTAAGGGTTCAGGCCGCGAAGGCGTTGAAGGAGTTGCAGATAGATAAGACCGTAGCGGACAAGAAGGACGTTCATAAGGTTGAGCAGATACACGATACTACAAAGGCTCTGGAGGATATAGCGGAGCGGAGAGAAGCCGAGAAAAGAGCCCAGGAGCTTGGGAAGTTGAAGAAGATAGGGAGTAAATGAGTAACATCAAACTTCAGGAGGACCGTCAGATTGCCCGTATTGTTGATGATATGTGGGATGACCGCGTATCTTTCGCAAAGCATATTATGGGTATGACCCCTACAAATCAGCAGGGAGACGCTCTGGTGGCTATGGACGGGGATAAGCCCGTGACTATCAAGTCCGGGCACGGCACGGGCAAGACGGCCACTGAGGTTGTAATAATCATGCACTATATGTGCTGCCGGCCCTATCCCCGTGTTTTATGCACGGCGCCATCAAGACATCAGTTGCATGATGTTTTATGGGCTGAGCTTTCGTTGTGGCGCAGACGCATGAACTCAATATTCTCTCAAATGTTTGAATGTACTAAAGAAAAGATGTTTCACGTGAAACACCCCGAAGAGTGGTTTGCCATAGCGAGGACGGCCACGAAGGAGAACCCGGAGGCCCTTCAGGGTATCCATGGCGACTACGTTTTGAAGATACTTGAGGAGGCCTCAGGCATACCGGAGCCCATCTTTGAGGTTACGGATGGCGCCCATGGCCTCAGAGAGACAAAAGAATTGATGTGCGCCAACCCCACGCGGTTAAGCGGCACGTTTTTCATGTCTTTTAATCAGAATAAAGACGAATATACAAGACTTTCGTGGAGTTGCCTCGATAGCTCCCTTCTTACGGACGGTAAGTACGCCCGGCGCATGGAAAGGAAGTATGGCCGGGACTCGAATATTTATCGTATCAGGGTCCTGGGAGAGTTTCCCAAGCAGGATGGCGACTCTTTTATCCCATATCACCTTGTCGAGGACGCCATACAGCGCGAGATACCCGATCAGAAGGCTTATCCGAAGGTCTTTGCCGTAGACGTAGCGCGTTTTGGAAGTGATGACACCGTTATTGCCATAAGACAAGGCGATGAGTTTAAACCCTGCCACGTCTTGCAAGGTAAAAGCACTATGGAGGTGGCCGGATATATAGCCCTTCTTGCCAACGACCAGAAGCCCAAGAGGATATTTATCGATGTTATCGGCATAGGCTCCGGTGTATATGACCGTCTCGAAGAACTTGGTTTTCCCGTAATACCCGTCTGCGTCTCGGAAAGCCCGGCCATGAACCCCGAAAAGTATAAACGGCTTAGGGATGAATTATGGGGCAATATGCGGGACTGGCTGGAAATGAGGCGCGGAAAACTCTGTGATAACGATGACCGCGACCTCGCCGGAGAGCTCACCACGCCAAAATACAGGATTACATCTGATGGAAAGATCGTTATTGAAACAAAAGACGAAATGAAGAAACGCGGACTCGCGTCTCCGAATAAGGCCGATGCCGCGATAATGACGTTTGCACAGCCAATGAATGAATACACCATGGATGATGACAGCACGTTCTACGGACATACTCAATCCGACTATCAACCTCTGGATATGGAGGCAGGATATTAGTGGAAATTAGCGCCTACGAAAAGAAAGAAAAAGACGAGACGGTTACCGGCGGTAGTCTCGCGGGATACGTCAAGGATATTTTCGAGACCTTTAAATCCGCGAGAAGACCCTTTGAGTTTCAATGGATGGAGAACTGGGCCAACTTTCTCGGACAATATCAGTCTCAAAAGAACTGGCGCAAGGAAACTGAGGGGAATAACGGGCGCAGTAAGGTTTTCGTCAAACTTACGTCACTTAAAAGTCACACCGCGCACGCCAAAATCATAGACGTATTCGGCGGGAAGGTACCTTTTGACTTGTCTGCTCTGGACGTAGAAGGACTTGACATACCCCCGGAACAGATAGAAGACGCCGTTCACGCTACAAAAGAAAAACTTGAGGACCACTTTAAGCGCATAGAACTCGAAGAGACCATGAGCCCGGCCATTCTCGACTGCGTGATTATGGGGACGGCAATACTGAAAGGCCCTATCGTTGAGACGCGGCGTAAACCCGTGGCCAAGATTAAGAAGGTTGCGGGGATACCCATCAATCAGCTCGATCCAAGCCTTAATCCCTACGAAATCACCATGCAGGAAGAGGTGGTCCCCACTGTCGAGCATATACCGATATGGAACTACTACGTAGACGTAAACGCGGACAAGAACACGGACTCTATCGGAGAGATACATTTTAACCGCCTGCTCCCCGGTAAATTCGCGGAATTGGCTTATCAGGGCGGATACAAGAAAGAGGCCATCAAGGAAGCCCTCGAAAGAGCGACACTTAGCGATGATAACGATGATTTTAAATATGTGCAACTGGGCGATAACTTCACCGGCTATCAGGGAGCAAAAGATAAAAAGATAAGCGTCTTGGAGTATCAGGGCCTTGCCTCTGTGAAGATGTTGAAAGAAGAAGGTTGCAAGGATATACCCGCAGAACTCGAAGAAGATGAGATGGTAGAGGCCATTGTTGTCCTTGCCGCCGACGGCATAGTGATAAAGGCTTGCATAAACCCCCTTGGGCGCCGTCAATTCTTCGTCTGTCCCTACAAAAAGGTTCCGCATACCATCTACGGTGAGGGCGTACCTTGGGCTATGCGCGACAGCCAGATGATGATCAACTCCGCGACAAGACTCTATATCGACAACAAGGCTATCTCCGGTTCGGGCATGACGGCTATCAACTCCGACAAGCTCAATATGAAGCGCACGAAGAATCTCAAAACCTATCCAGGCAAGACGTGGTGGCTTAAAGGGGCCAATACAAGGGCCAATGAGGCCGTCTCACCCGTGATAATCCCCGATATAACGACAGGGCTCCTTGAGATGATACAGCTCTTTGAACGCTTTGCGGATGAAGAGACGGGTATACCAAAATATACCTCCGGCACGCAATCTTCTTTCTTGAATAAAACAGCTGCCGGTATGTCAATGCTGATGACACAGGCCAACATCAACCTTAAAACGGTAATGAAGAATATCGACAACTACTGGATAGAGCCCATAGTTGAGATGTTTCACCAGTGGTTCCTCGTTATGGACGACCAGGGCCGTAATAACCTGCCGATGAAGGTTGTGGCCACGGGTACGGATAGCCTCATGGCGAAGGAAATCAAACTCGAACACATGATGAAATTCGCGGAGACCTTTAAAAATCCCGCAGACGCAATGTTCATGGACAGAATAAAACTTATGAAGATTACGGCCAGACTCCTCGACGTAGAAGAGATCGTAAAGTCCAAAGACAAGATAGACGCGATCAAGAAATCGCTTGAAGCACAACATCAAGTAGATAATTCGTTACGGAAGGATATTGATATGGACCGCCTGTATCCGCTACTGGCACGGTCTGAACAGGTGCAGGTTCTTCAAGAGCTTGGCATAAAGCCCGATCCGAATTTTGTGCCGCCACAGTTTCCTCCCGGAGCGCCTACGCAAACGCCGATGCCGCCGGCGGTGGGCGCTCCACCTCCTATTCAACCTCAACCGGGAGGGTTTTAAGTTATGGCAATAGCTGAACTTTATAACAGCGAAAACTTCAAGGAGTTTATGGCGAAAGTTGAGGAAATCAGGAATGACGCCATGGACAAACTTAAAACATCAGAAAATAGCTCCATGATTTTTCGCGCTCAAGGCGCCGTTACAGTTCTTGACGCGGTACTCACGCTACCAGCTGATATGGACGCGGAAGATGAGGCGCTTAAAGAAGACGAAGAAGTAGAACCGCTGGATTACCCATAAGGGCTCTGGCTTTTAATACACACACAAAGTAAGTGGCTACCTTGCATCTTGTAAGGCCCACGAAAGGAGACGCAAATGACCACGGAGAAAGACGAGAAGGTTGAGGAAGAGGCTAAGCCCGATCCACAGGCAGAATATGATGACGCTTGGGAAGGCGATGGTAAAGGCGAAGATAAGGGCGATACCGGCGAACCCGTAGAGGATAACCCTCCTGCTAACGAGGAAGGCTCTGATGAGGGACCGGAAAAAGAGACCGAAAATGCGCCCGATGCCACACCGCGGAGTAAGGAGTTTGGCTCCATTGAGTCCATGGAGAAGGCTGTCAAGGATTCTCAGCGCTATGCCGCCAAACTTAAAAACGAAGTAGATAGCCTACAGGCTCAACTGAGGGCTCAAGATGAAGGCCGGGCTACTCAAGAGGACGTTGATAAGGCAAGAAAGGCCGTCTCGGACGCGCGCGAAGGATATGACGAGGTAAAACAGCGCGTCTATGACGATTACCCGGAGCTTAAAGAACTTATCGACCCCATCCTTGAAAGTAACCGCAACCTTAACGAGAAGTTGAACTCTCAAGAAAGGAGAATCCTATCCCAACGTGATCAGGCGGCCAAAGATAGGGCGGACGCCGAGATTAAGGCTTCACGGCAGAAGTTTGAGGAGATCGTAAAGCCCGCTGTCCTCAAGACTCACCCTGACTTCGAGGATCTTCTTTTTACAATCGACGAGAACGGTAAAAAAGGTGTTGCTCCTGAATATAGCGAATGGGCCGAGATACAGGCCCCTGGGCTACGCACCGCCGCTCTCTTCTCCGATGACCCAAGAGACATCTCCTATGCTATCGGCCAATACAAGAAACATCGGGCCGTGACCGGAGGCGTAACAACAAGCCTCAAAGAGCAACAGGAAGCGAAACGAAAAGCCATACTGCGTGACGCCAAGACCATCCGTGGCGGTTATACGCCTTCCGGGAGAGCCAGGGGAGACGACAAAAACAGCTATGACGACGGCTGGAGCGACGCAGATAAACAATTAAAGAATCAGGGGATTACCTGATAAGGAGCAAAAACAATGCCTACGATGGTAACGAGCGATATTTCGCCAAGGACTACCGCTTATGCAGATAGAAGGCTCTTAAAGAGGGCCAAGTTCAACAATATTCTCGGCCAGTGGGGACAGGTCCGCACTCTGCCCGGCAAGAAGGGCCTGGTTATAAAATTCAGGCGCTATAACAAACTCGCCAAGGCCACTACACCACTCACTGAGGGCGTAACCCCTGCCGGCAAGGTCCTCACAAAGACAGACCTTACCGCTACCCTCGCGCAGTATGGCGATTGGGTGGGCATATCCGACGTTATTATGGATACACATGAAGACCCCGTTCTCGGCGAATCCGTAGATGTGCTTGGCGAACAGGCCGCAGAGACCATAGATACGCTCAGGGCCGGCGTTCTTCAGGCCGGTACTAACGTCATGTATGCCGCCGGGGCCGTGAACAGGGCCGGTGTGCTTAATGTGCCGACAAGGGATGATTTCAGAACCCTTATCCGTATCTTGAAGGCACAGCACGCTAAACCCATTACGTCCGTCAACGTGGCTGGCCCGAACATCAGCACCGTCGGTATTCCTAAGTCTTATGTTCTCGCCTGCCATAGCGACGCACAGCCCGATTTCGAGCGCCTTGCCGATTGGCTTCCCGTCCAGAAGTATCCCTCTCAGAAAGGGATAATGGAAGGTGAGATCGGCTCCATTGGTGAGATCAGGGTTGTCACCGATAATAACCTCGTGCCATGGGCCGACGCAGGCGGCACCGCCGCCACGAATGGCGTGCTCTCCACTACGGGCACACAGGCTGACGTTTATCCCATGCTCGTCTTTGGCCGGGACTCTTACGGCATAGTGCCTCTTGGAGGCAAGGGCTCCGTACATACCCTCGTATCTAATCCCAAGGCGCAGGACGGCGATCCTCTCGCGCAGAGAGGCTCCGTAGGCTGGAAGGCTTACAATGCCACGGCAATTCTTAATGACCTGTGGATGATCAGGCTCGAAACAGCGCTTAAGGGCTAATCGTAGCCAATAACTTATGGTGGTCCCCTTTTATGAGGGGGCCGCCATACATTAAGTAAGTGAAAACACACATAACGGAGGTAAATGATGATGGCAGACGATTTTGATCTTAACGATGTAAAGCCCATGGATATACCGGACGTTGACCAGCCCCCGGAGCCGGTTGTAAACGCTCCCGTACCGCCACCGGCCCCTGAACCGCCCGCAGAGCCCTCAGCCAAACCTTCCGGCGTAAGCTCCATGACGCGAAAGACGCAGAAGGCACTCCACGCGCAGAAGAAGGTCAAGATAATGATACCGAGCACAGAGATTGACAAGGATGATGTTATGGTCCAGGTCAATGGCTACTGCTATCAGATAAAGCGCGACGAAGAAGTCCCTGTGCCGGAGAGCGTTTATCAGGTGCTTAAAGACGCAAAGACCAAGGTCTATCAACAGGTACCGCGCGGGGACGGGCAGGAAGGCAACGAGCTTGTAGAGCAGGAAGTCCAGAGGATACCTTTCTCGGTAGTAGCATAAGGGGGAGATTATGGATTATTCCATAACATATAGAGGGCTAAGTGGCCTTCCCTCTCCCTTTGCGCGTGTTTTACGCATAAGAGATAACACATGGTGGGAAGAAACGGCCTTAACATGGGGCACCCTTGTCTACTCCTCCAGCAGTCATAACCCAGGGCATATTACGCGGATGGGGTTAAATGCCATTATGACAAGCTGGAAGAAGTTTAAGGCCAAAACTCCGCCAAAGACCACCAATGCCACGCGGAACATTGGGCTTGTAGAGAGCGCCACGACAAAAGGGCTTTACACCGGAACGGCGCATTTTACGCCGGCCATTGGAGAGGTCTACGCAGTATATATCTACGATGAGAATGGTGTTCAACTTGCAATCACGGAAGATATATACGGCTCACCTTACGACAAATCTGTTCTCAATATCATCAATGATGTTCAGAGCGAGCTGCGCTTTACTAATCTATCCGTAGATGTGACAGATAGCCATGGCGCCCTTTTGCTTGCGCTAATGAATAGGGTCATCAGGGATTATATTCCAGAAGGATATGTATGGGACGCTATAAAGGTTTCAGGCTCTTTGTTTACGGTGACAGATCTGCGGCTTTATCCCATAGCCCCTGTGAACACCAATGAGATTGAGACGGTAAGGAGCATGAAAATAGGGACTTCTGAGCCAATCAAAGCACTTAGCGATGATAAGTTTAGATTGGCGCAGCGTCAATATACCACGCCAGGGCAACCTCTATTCAGAAGAATCTATGGGCGCGCCGGGGGAGTTCTCTTTGTGGAGTTCGCGCCTACGCCGGACAAGGCGTATCAAGTGGATTACGAGGTCTTACAACGGCCATCGAGGCTTGTCAATTCCACTGATGTGCCCATGCTTGATCCCGACATTCTTCTGGCGGGGACCCTTATGCTTGCCAAGGCGGAATCTGGACGTGATTACAGCGCTGAATCCGCCGCCTTTGGCCTCAAATTGTCCATGGAGGGTGAAACGCAATCAGACTCTAACTGGCAAGATATGGAGCCCGTATAATGGCTGTTGCGAGAATACCTATATCAGACTTTACAGGCGGTGAAGCGTCTATTTTCCCTGTCACAAAAATGCCTTCCAAGTATTCTCTGCGTCTGCAAAACGCGATAATTACGCCGGATGGTGGCATAGGTAAAATCCCTGGCTATGTGCGCGTCAATCCAACAGTGGTTCCGGAGGCCCTAACAAATGGTTTTGAGTTCAAAAAATCTAACGGGACTACGACAATACTTACGGCTGGCGGCGGTAAGATATTCAAAGTTGACCCTATTACAAATGAGCTTACAGAGATACTTGGCTCCTTAGACGTTAATGCCCGTGTTTCTTTCGCTATGATGAATAATCTTTGCCTGTTTACAAATGGTGTTGACGGCATGAAGAAGTATGACGGCACTACTGTTTCAGCCGTTGGTGGCACACCGCCGACTACGGCCTTTAAGCTCCATACTCATAAAAACAGGGCGTGGGCGATTGAACGCGGCGACAAGATGATAGCCTCTTACTCGGCCCTCAATGCCCCGGAGGATTGGACGACACCTAATGACGCCGGATATATCGACTTCAAGTTTGTTTTGAAACGCGGAGATGAGTTATTAGATGTACAGACATACATTGACCTCTTAGTCTTCTATTTCCGTAGTCATATCGCCATTTATTCCGGTACAAATCCAACGGGGACAGGGGACTTTCGGCTTGTTCAGTTGATAGAAGGTTCGGGGGTGGTTGGCACTGACACGGTCTACCCTATTGGCACAAATACTATCTTTGCCTCAAGCTCCGGCGTAAAGACGTTAAAGCAGGTCGTGACAACGGGCAACCTTAATGACGCTGACGCCTCAGAAAAGATTGATCCCGCGTTAATGCCTCTCCTGAATAGCGCAACCACATTCGCCTCGGCCTATTATAAGACTCTGAATATTATACTATTATTGGTAGGCAAAACCATCTGGATATATGA